CAGTAAACACTGCGAGTGTAACAGCCGCAGCCAGTCGAGTGGTTGGCAATGACAAGGTTCCTAGCATTTCTGCAACCAACGGCGATAACAGCGCAAAAAGCACTGTGACTGCAGGCCTTGAATTCTTACAAAGCATCTCTTCACAATTACAAAGTTTAACTGCAACTGTGGAAAATTTAAAAACTCAGTCTAGTATTTCTCAAGTGCAATGGAACACAGTCAATGAAGAATTGTTGATGATCAAAGCAACCTATAGCAATAGCGCAACAGGTTATGAACAAGATGCAATTGAAGCAGTTAATTCACTACCAAATTCTGATCCACAGAAAGCTCGACTGTTAGGCTCAGTCAATAGTTTTCGATCTTTGCAGAAGCAGGTCGTTGCTGCCATACTGGTATTGAAAAAAGATATTGCTGACTTGGCCAACAAAATTGTCACATAAATATTACCATGACTACATTCGTTGGCTTCAATACACAAAATCAATACAAAAAGTTTACTCTAATAGACTTTGAATTAATCAAGCGGGATCTGTTGAATGCATTTAACATTCGCCAGGGTCAGCTGCCAGGCCGCCCAGGCTATGGCACAATCTTGTGGGACTACTTGTTTGAAAATCAAATTGAAGCTGTGCAACAAGGTATCATTGCTGAAGTGCAACGAGTAGGTGGTGGCGACCCTAGAATTTACATCAGCCAGGTCAATGTGTATCCGCAATTGAATGGCATGTTGATTGAATTAGAACTGCAAGTTGTAGGCACAACCAATGCAGAAATCCTAAGCATTTTCTTTAACCAACAACAACGCAACGCCACATATGTATAACTGCGTGGTTTTTAATGTCCATAAATAACTTAAAGGTTACTAGGAAATGGCAAAAACCACACGACAAACAGCGATATTTGGAGTTGAAGACTGGAAACAGATCTATCAAACTTATCGCGAAGCAGACTTCCAAAGTTATGATTTTGAAACTCTACGCAAGAGTTTTGTAGACTACCTGCGTTTGTATTACCCAGAAACTTTCAATGACTATATTGAAAGTTCAGAATACATTGCATTGCTAGATGTTATTGCGTTTATGGGCCAAGCAATGGCTTTCCGTACGGACCTTAACACTCGCGAAAACTATTTGGACACAGCTGAACGCCGAGATTCAGTGGTCAAGCTGGCCAACCTTGTGAGCTACACAGCCAAAAGAAACACTGCGGCAGAAGGCCTACTCAAAGTTTTCAACATAACAACCACAGAGAATGTGGTGGATTACAATGGTGTTAACCTCAGCAATGTGACCATCAACTGGGCTGACCCCACAAACTTTGACTGGTTAGAACAGTGGACAGCAGTTATCAACGCCACCTTGGTAGACAGCCAAAAAGTTGGTCGTCCGGGCAACAGACAAACTCTGCTGGGAGTAAACACCAGCGAATATGCCATCAATCTAGTGCCCGGCTTCTTGCCAATCATTCCTTACACTGCCACAGTGGACGGTGTAAACATGCCTTTTGAAGCCATGTCATCCACCAGTGCTGGCCGAGATTACCTGTACGAACCCAGTCCTGTTCCCAACTCCAGCTTTAACATTGTGTATCGCAATGATCAGTTGGGTTTCCAGTCAGCCAACAACGGCTATTTTTTCATGTTCAAGCAAGGATCGTTGCAAAGTCAAGATTTTAACTTGGCCGAGCGTATCAGCAATCGTGTGGTCAACATCAATGTGGAAGGTGTCAACAACACAGACCGTTGGTTGTTCCAGTTGGACAATGTAGGAACTGTCTCTAGAGAGTGGACCTACACTGAAAACATTTACACCGCAGCCGCTGAACAACAGCAACAACTGCGTCCAATCTATTCAACCACCAGTCGTACCAATGACCAAATTACCATGGTGTTTGGCGATGGTGTATTCTCAGAAATTCCTGTGGGCACATTCCGTGCTTATGTTCGTGCATCAAATGGCTTGCAGTATATTATCAATCCTGAAGAGATGCAGAACATTGTGCTGCCTGTCAGTTACATTGACCGCAATGGCAACCTGCAGACAATCACATTCACCTGTGGCATCACACAACCTGTGAGTAATGCACAGTCTCGTGAAAGCATTGACGCAATCAAACAACGAGCTCCTGCTAGATACTACACACAGAATCGCATGGTCAACGGTGAAGACTACAACCTGTTTCCATACACACAATACAACAGCATTATCAAAAGCAAGGCATTGAACCGTGCCAGTATTGGTACCAGCCGTTATCTAGATCTAGTTGACAACACTGGCAAGTACAGTTCCACAAACACTTTCAGCAGTGATGGTGGCATCTGGGAAAACAACATCCTGCCCACAGTGCTGTTTACCTATACCAATCGCAACGAGATTGCGGACTTTATCAGCAACTCAATACAGCCGTCTTTGTTGGAAGCCACAATCAAACAATTCTACTATGCTAATTTTCCTAGAATTGACACTATTAATGCACCAGGTACTTCTACTGTTGGTAGTACCTGGAATCAAAGTACAACATTGGCCAACGAAACAACTGGTTATTTTAAAAATGGTGGCGGAGCACCAGTAGCACTAGGCGACTACAGCAGTACCGACTTCAAGTATGTGGTACAAAGTTGCCTGATTAACTTTGTTGCACCCACAGGTTATTATTTTGATGCCAACAACCGACTCAAAGCTGGTATTCCGACTCGCCCTGAAGAGCGGTTGGAGATTTGGGCTAGTCCTACAAAGATCACTGGCGACGGCGACAATGGTGGAGCAGGCAACTTCTCCAATGGGCAAGGACCAGTCACACTCAACAACTTTGTCCCAACAGGAGCAATAGTTAACGTAGTGATTCCTGTGTATGTTACCACATTGCCATTGGCACTGCAAGATGAGATTCAGCAACAGATTTTGTTGTTGCGTAATTTTGGTCTTGGTTACGATAACGATGGTCTTGTTACAGGCACAGCAGGCACATGGTATTTGATTACTAGCACAAACTTGGATGTTGACTCAACTTGGAGTCAGACTACTCCTGGTCAGGCTGGCAACACGGATGGAGTAAATTCAGATGCCAGCTGGATGGTACAGTTTGTTGTGCAAAATGGCACATACACTGGCACATTCCGTGGCCTGGCCTACTACTTTGGTTCAGTGTTGCAAACACGATTCTTCTTTTACGGCGATCAAAAGATCTACGACAGTCGCACAGGAACCACAATCAAAGACTTTATCAATGTGCTGGCAGTAAACACACAGCCTGATTCATCATCACCATTGCCCGGCGATATCTTTACCACCATCATTGGACAGCCAGTTGAAAGCGATGGCTATGTTGATGACTTCCAGGTACTGGTCAGTTATCGTGACAGTGACAGTGACGGTGTGCCAGACAATCCAGACTTCTTTGACGAAATTGTTGCGCCAGATGTAAACGCCAATCTTAAATTGGTATTCTTGCAACAAACAGTGGACTTTGATAACCTACAACGCTACCTGTTGGTTGAGCCAGGAGTGGTCAATTCAGACTATGGCACCATTGACGATCTAGAATTGGTAAAATTCCAGTACAGTCCAGGACAAGTGTTTTATGCCTACCAACAAGAAACATTCTACCAACTTGAACTAACAGTGGCTGGTGTAAGGACTTTGACAGAACAAACAGGTTGGATTGCAAGAACTGGTCGCCAGGCATTGTATTTCCAGTACCGTCACAACTCCCCCCTGACCAACCGTATTGATCCAGGTACAACCAACATCATTGACATTTATGTAGTGACATTGTCCTACTACACAGCATACCAAAACTGGTTGCGTGATACCACAGGCACAGTCACACAACCGACTATTCCCACCATTGATGAGTTGTCAACTGCCTATCAAGGCCTGCAAGATTACAAGATGTTGAGTGACAACATCGTGATCAACTCCGTGATATTCAAGCCGTTGTTTGGCCCCAAAGCAAGTTCAACTTTGCAGGCCACAATCAAGGTGATTCGTGCTCAAAATTCAGTTGCAAGTTCAAGTGAGATCAAGAGTTCTGTATTGGCAGCAATGAATGAATATTTCAGCATTGACAAATGGAACTTTGGCGACACATTTTATTTCTCAGAACTGGCTGCCTATCTGCATAGACAGCTGGGAACAATCATCAGTTCAGTGGTTCTGGTACCGCTGGACACACAAAAATCGTTTGGTGACCTGTACGAAATTCGTTCAGAGCCCAACGAAATCTTTGCCAACGCGGCTACCATTGACAATATTGAAGTTATTGAAGCGTTGACCAGTACCAACTTGCGTACTGCCCCAGGTAGTGGAGTAATTTAATGGCCCGAATTCGTAGTGTAGATTTTTTACCAGAAATTTTTCAGACTGATGCCAACAAGCAATTCTTGGCAGCCACACTTGATCAGCTGATTCAAGAACCCCAGTTTAAAAAGACTCAAGGTTATATTGGCCGCACAGTTGGCCCGGGTGTTAACCCCAATGACAAGTATGTTATTGAACCGTCAGAAGTTCGCAATGAGTATCAATTGGAACCAGGGATTATTAGTCTCAATCCCAACAAAACAACTGAGATCAAAAACGCTATCACCTATCCAGGGCTAGCTGATG